TCACAACATAATTGCGAAGTTGAAAACGGTGCCTCGACCATGAACTTGTACTTCTTGTAGCGTTCCTTGAATTTGCTTGGCTTTCCGCACTTGTCCAGCCCGTCCAGCCGGTTTAGTGCCCATTGTGAACCGTTCCGGGCGTAGTAGATCACCTTTGCAACCTCTTTCCCGATCACCGGGTAGCCGTATTTTGTCAGCACTTCCGGGAAAGTCAGCTCCGGCGTCAGCACTTTAAGGTCAACGGGGATTTCATACTGCCTTTCCAGCCACTTTGCAAAATACTTTACGAACTTCTGGATTTCCGGGTATTCAAGCCCCGTGTTCACAAACACCAAATGGAGCGGTTCTTTTCGGTTCGGGCACCAAAAGGCTTGATACGCTCTCGCCGTCAAGTCCGCCAAAACCGTGCTGTCCTTTCCGCCGCTGAATGAAATGTACACATTCCAGTCATACCGGCCTATCCACTCAATGATTCTTGTTTGCGTTACTTGAATTTTCCGTTGAAGTGACCACGCCCGCATAGTTTCCAAGTCCTGCTTTGTGTACTTGGTTTCACTCTGCATGGCCGTCCTCCATCCCGATCTGCTCCGCGCCCTCGTCCTGCTTGTCCGGGTCTGCCTCGTCTAAAGCCCGTTCCTGCTCCCGCATATACTGGCTCACACAGGCGCTTTCAAACTCGCTCAAATCCTCCAAGAACTGCTTGGTTATGATCTTCAATGGCACAAACCCGGCCAGCACTTCAAACCCGTCTTTGATAACCACATACGGCGCACCGCCAGCGGTCTTGCGCACAACGGTCTGTATGTAGTCGCTGTTCTTGACCACATCGGCAATGGGTGCAATCAGCGCGGAATCGTAGAAGATCAGCTCCCCGGCGTTGCCATACATAAGGCCAACCAGCCCCATGCCCTTGTAGAACATTTCCAGCGGCACCCGCCGCGCCTCCTGTTCCAGCGGGTCAGCGTCCGTCAGGTTCACGCCAAAGGCCGCCCCTGCGGTTTCGGCGTACTTCTCGTCAAAGAACATCTTTTCCCACGCCTTGCTGTCAATGTCCAGCACTGCGCCTACCTGTTCCTTGCCCTCCATTTCGGGCAGCTCCGTGGCGTTGTACAGCGCCAAGCGGGTGCCCAGTCAAATGCCGCTGTCGTCCGCATGGATTACCATGCAGTAGCTTTCGCTCTTGGCTCGTTTCACAAACTTGCTCAACTTCATGGCGCGGCTCCTTTCAGCCCAGCAGGCACAGCACACACAGCTTGATAATTGCCAGCGGCCCCAGCACGGCGGCGATTGCCCACGCAATGCAGGCAAAGATCACCAGCAGGCCAACCAGTGCGGCGAAAATAGCTTTCAAAACTTCCATAGTGCCCTCATTTCTCCGCCGCGCTATCGCTTGGCGGTCAGTGTTTCAGTGTCCGGCGTTTCAGTGCTTCTTGAAATAAGCGGAACGGCCCCCGACGTAGCCGTTGGCAAAGGAGCGCGGGTCGAACAGGTTGGAATCGAACACCCCAGCATGGCCGCCATTGCGCCAGAGGCCACCGCGAAACAGTATGTATTCGCCCTCGGTGCTGTCCACATAGCACCCGGCCTTTTCCTCCCCGGCAAACAGGGCCAGCGCCCGCAACTGCTCACTGTCGCAGTTCATCCGCACATTCCCCCACGCGCTGCCGCAGTAGTCGCGGTGAATGCTCGGATATGTGTTAAATGTGATCTTGTCATCTTCCACTGCAACATATACCGGGTGCCCCTCCACATCGGTGATCGGTTTCCAGCCGTCGCCGCACTCGGTCAAATCCGTTTCGGGCAGGGCAGCGTCGTTGTTCTCCGCCGCCCACAGCGCCCCGTCGCGGATTCTTACGCCACGGGCAAACTCCCAAATGTTGCCGCAAAGATCATGTACGCCGGTGGGGGTGTGGTCGTGCGTCCAAGTGGCCGGGCCGCTGCCGGTCAGAGTCTTGTAGGTGTCCTCAATGATAACGCCCTGTTCCTTGTCGTCGCCGTGCCAGCGGGAACAATTCGTGTTGCCGTGGGGCAGGGTGCCCAGCTTCAAACTGGTGTCGGCCAGCAAGCCCCATTCCGCCGCCGTCAGGCAGTGCCAGCCCTCGCCCTTGGAGAAACACGCCTGCGCGAACTCCTCCATCGTGATATTTGTTACCGGCTCCTGCAAAGGCAGGCTGTACGGCTTGCCGTTAATCATGGTGTTTTCATACACAGAAATATAAATCTCGTCGTACACCTCGCCGCCGATGATGAACGCCGGGTGTACCGCGTCGCTGCCGCCGAAAAGCTCCTTGTTGGTCACGCGGCGGAACCTGTGCATGATGGAGGGAATACCCGCGTTGTCGTAGATCGCCACCACATCATGCTCCACGCCCGGCGCGGCCTGCTCTCTGCGGCGCAACTCTGCGTCATTACGCAGGATTTCCCGCTTGATCTCCTCCGGCGCGGCGCTCAAATCCTCCACACCGTCACAGCTTGCGGCGCAGCGCTCCGCGTCCTGCTGCACATAGCCCAAAAAGGCGGCGGCCTGTCTGCCCACAAACTCGCTCTTACCCTCGGCGGCCATGCTAAGGCCATAATAGTTGCACAGAATCTTTGTCATTTTCTTTATCTCCTTTCGCCCACGGTAACATAGGCGGTTTTTCTGCTGTTCAACTCCAAATCAACCGGCGCTTTGCAGGCAAGGCAGGTGTGCGTCACCCGGTCAGCGGTCAGATTGGTTTTGTAACTGAAACTCTTGCCGCACTTGCAGTGCATAAACAGCGGGCGCAGCTTTTCCAGCGGCGTTTCGTGGCCGCACTCGCTGCACTTGTAGCCGAAAGTTTCATGCTTGGCACAAAACGCCTTGATCGCGCCGCACTCCTCGCACTGCACAATCAAAAAGCCCCTGTACGGCCCTTGGTCTGCGTCCGGGTCGGCGCTTTTCCAAGTGTCACGGGCACCGAACATCCGCTCCACGCGGCTGCCGCGCCTGTCCTCCCGGTGCGGTACTGCCCGTCGCTCCGTGTTGGCCGGGCCGCTCTCGCCGTTCAGCGGCACCACCTGCCCGGTGGCGGTATCCTCCAAGAACACCTTGCCGCCCTGCACATACGCCCGGAACGCCCCACGCTGGCACATCCTGCGTACATCCGAAATACTGGTACTTTCCATTGTCTTGACCTCCTGTATTTATGTTAGATGGAACAGGCTTGTTTGGCTGGTGTAGTCCAAAAAGCGCTGTTCCTCTGCAGCGTAATAGATCGGGTCGATCTCAAACCCGATAAAATCCACCCCGGCCTCGTAAGCGGCAATCCTGCTGCTCCCGCTCCCCAAGTGTGTGTCCAGCACCCGGCACCCCGGCGCGGCGTAGTTCTGAAAAATCCAGTCATACAGCGCTACCGGCTTTTGCGTCGGATGGATTCTCTGCTCGTTCAGCTTTTTGTTTCCCTGCATGATATGCCCCTCGGCAACGCTCTTGCCTTGCAGCATACCGTTCCACATGAACCTGAACAGGCGCACGGTGTTGAATATGTCGGTTGCGGCCAGCTCACAGTCTGAAAAGCTGGTGCCTTTCTTGCACTTGTCCCACACGATTCTGCCGGGCGCAAATTCATAGTTGAAGTAGTTGCAGCCCCACACAATGTAATGCTTGGCTACCCGGTGTAACTCGTCAAAGTATGCCCGCCCCGGTATCTCCCACACAGGTGATACCGGGTAGTCGCGGTGCACACCGATCTTGCTAACCTTGCTGCCGTAATAGCCCCGGCGCTCCGGCCCGCTGAAATACGGCGGGTCAACCACCGCAAGATCAAAGAACCCGTCCGGGAATTGCGCCATGCCTTTCATGCAATCCATGTTGTAGCACTGGTTTAATTCAAGCATTGATGATCTCCGTTGTAGATAACGACCATCGACGGAAACGGTGCGGGCGGGAATCTGTTCCCATCCTCGTCCTCAAAGTGCAGCCGCCCACGCAAAAAGCGGATTTCTGCTTTCCCGTATATGTAGTCGTGGAAGTAGGCCGTGTCTGTCCTTGCCGGTATCAGCAGAACCACCGTTGTTCCGGCCTGCGCCTCCTCGTAGGCTTTGCGCACCCACGCGCCCAGCGCCCGGCCATACGGCGG